GATCGATGCGCTCGTCCATCTCCAGCTGGCCCGCCTCACGCACGTCCACCACCGCGTCGTCGCCGTGCATCCGGCGCAGCAACAGCAGCTCTCGATCCGTCGCCTTCAGGATCGGCACCGAGTGATTGATGTTCCCGGCGAGGCGCAGTTGACAGTTGAAGAGCGCGACGTTTCGTTGTGCCATCGAACCTCCTAATGAATTGCCTGCCACGAACGGCCGGTGCAGATGCGACGCGCCTGCGTGTCGCTAACATGGAAGGCCTCGGCCAAGTCCACGAATTTCCACCCGGCGGCGCGACGCTCGCGCATCGTCTTCACGGCTGTTTCGTTCAGCTTGGCGGCCGGATTCTTTGAGCCACGCGCCGCTTCAGACTTTCGCTTTCCACCGGCTCTACCCTTCCGCACACAATCCGCCATGTTGTCGTCATGCGTCCCGAGAAACAGGTGGTCAGGGTTGCAGCACAGCGGAACGTCGCAGTGATGCAGGACGTGCATCCCTGCTGGAATCTCGCCGCGATACACCGTCCACGCCGCGCGATGGGCCAGCAACTGCTTGGCACCATTCTCGCGAGAGCCACCTTCGCCAATCACGCCGTATTCAAGACCGCTGTTCTCGCGACCCGAATGAATGACCGCCCCGGTGAACAACCAACAGTCGCAAAGGGGAACGCGCTCGATCTTTTCTTCGAGACGTTCTCTAAGCGACCGTCGGTGCGGACCCATATGTAAGTCCTTGATTTTCAAAGAATAGAATACACGCCTGAAGTGTTCAAACGGTTCGCGGTGAGCGCGCCGGTCCAGGTCAGCGCCTTGTAGAGCACGTATTTCTCCGGCGGGCGCGAGGGCATGTGGACCTTCCAATCCTCGCCCGTCATCGGCATGAGCTTGATGCTGTTCATGTCGAGCACGTATCCGTATTTCGCGCGGCCCAGGTCGTCGAGCAGCGGCTCATACTGGATCATGATTCCCTTGAACGCGATGTCCGCCACGCTGGCGTCGATCTGCTTCTGGTTCGCCCAGCCCTCCAGCGTGTAGTTGCCCTTCGAGCGCAGCTCCTTCTCGAAGGCGTCCATGAAGTCGCTGCCCGCGTAGAACTTGTGCTTGGGCGTGGCGAAGCGGCGGAGCTGCCGGAACTCGCGCTGCAGCGTGTTCACCAGGTTCTGGTTCGCCGCCGTGGACGAGTCGATGGCCAGGCTCGCCCGGTTGCGCCACCAGGTATTGGGCACGCGGTCCAGGCCGAAGGTGACACCGACGTTGGGCACGTCGAGGATGAACGAGAGAATGCCCGGCACGGCCTTGGCGTCCTGCGTGCCGTCGCGCCACTGCATCTCGGCGAACGAACGCTTGGAGCCCTCGTCCAGGTCGTCGTATTTGTCCTCCAAGAGATCGGTAAGCACGATCAGCTCGGCGTCGGTCGCGCGCGAGACGCTCTGCTCGCCGACTGTTTCCTCGCTGATGTGGATGCCCGAAGTCTTCAGCTCGGTGTGGGTGACCTGAATGCCCGCGCTGATTTCATACCACTTCGCGCTCCACTGCTTGATGTTCGCCGGGTTGGCGTAGGCCTGCTCGTCGTCGTGGTTGTAGCCCACCATCGAGCTGGTGTATTGCCCCTTCACCTGGCCGGTGATGAATTCCTTGCCGCCAGCGAAGGTCTTCTTCGTCTTCTGCAAATCGTTGTAGAGCGGGCGGTCCTGCAGGATCTGCGATTCCGCCTTGCTCCGGATGTGGTAATTCAGGACGGCGTTGCTGATGTTGAGCAGCTCTTGTGCGGTGAATGCCATTGTCGTGTCTCCGAACGGAAAAGTTGATGAGCGCCCGAAACGCTTCGGGCCAACCATGTCGAGTGCGACTCGACGTTTTCCGCTCGGAGCCAGACCTTGGCCCCGTGTCCGTGCTACCTGCTGCTACCTTCCCATCGCGAGCCGCGCCGCTTCGAGCGCGCTGCTCGGCTGTTTCACAGTTGCTGCCCCGCTGCCGTTCGTGGTGACGGGCGTCTTCGGACGCGCCGCTGGCACGAACCCCGTCATCCAGCCCTCGACCTTCGTCCGCGCCGCCTTGGCGATCTCCAGCACGCTTGCCTGCGTGATGGGCTTGCCCTGGTTGCGCGCCGCTTCCATCGCGGTGAACATCGCTTCCCACACGCGCTCGGCTTTCTTCGGGTAATCCGGGTCGCTCGCCTTCCAGGCGGTTTCCCAGCCCTCGATAGCCTTGCGTATGCCGTCGTGCGCTGCCTGCACCTCCGCCTGCTCGTTCCGCACCAGCTCGGCACTGTCCCGGTTACGGGCCGCCGCCTCCAGGCGGGCGCGCTCGTTCCTGGCCAGCGCCAGCTCCTTGGCGTGCGCCTCGGAGATGACACCTTCATCAACGGACTTGCGTAGATCGTCCGGCAGCTCGTCGCCAATGCGCGCGCGCAAGTCCGCAATCACCGGCTGAAGCGCCTCCCAGGCCTTCACCGGGTCGGTGCGGAGCAGCGCGATGATCTGCAGCCCGCCCACGAAGTCGTCCTGCGTGACGCCGGAGCTGCCCATCCAGGTAGTCAGGTCGTCGTAGGTCTTCGCCTTCGGCGTCATCGACTGAATGACACCGCCGTATTCCTTAAGCCTGTTGCGGAACTGCGTGATGCGCTGGCGCTCTTTCTCGGGCAGCGACCGCCACTCCGCCGCTTCGATGCGCTCGCGCGTGAGATCCACGCCGGAAGCGTCGGCGGCCGGTGCAGCTGTCTCCGGCTGTTCCTTCGCCGGGGCCGCCGCGTCCTTCGCCTCCAAGCGCGAGGCGTCCATGACGCGCTTGACGGCCTCGTAGGCGGACTTCGGTGCGTCGCTCTTGGCGGCCTCCGCCCCCGCGACCGGCGCAGCGTCCGCCGGAGTTGACGCCGGACTCGTCGTCTCCGTGGCGGGTGCGGACGTGGAGCCTGCGTCCGGCGCGGGGGCGTCAGCTGCTGCAGCCCCTGGTCTTTCTAGTGTCGCTTCCTCGGCCATAAACGGTAAATGTCCCGGTTACGGGCGCACTTTAGCACAAACCAACCGAAAAACTCACGCAGGGGCTCCAAGCGGGGGTGCCGGATACATGTTCTGCGCCTTCGCCGAAGTCTGTGCGGGCGCTTCCGCATTCGCCGCGCCCTGCGGTCCCTGCGCCTCGCTGCCGGGGCCGGGGGCCAGGTTCGGCTTGGCCATCGAATTCATGGCGACGATGGAGGGCAGGGCGTCGTCCCTGAAGTCCTCGATGTCGATGCCCTCGTCGATCTCGCGCATGACGAACTCGCCCAGCTTCTCCGGCTTGAAGCCGGGGATCTGCAAGAGCGACGGCATGGCCTTCTCGATGGCGGCCAGGCGCGCGCCCTTGTTCGGCCGCCCGCTCGATCCGGCCTTGATCTCCAGGCACATCTCCTCGGTGACCTCCTGGCGCGAGAATTGCGGCCAGCACGCGCCCGGCCCGGCGATCTTCTTCACCGTCTCCACCGACATTTCCAGCAGCAGCACCTCGCCCGCGCCGCGCATGAGATCGGTCAGGAACTCGTCCAGGTCGTCGATGTTCGACTGCAGGCTGGTGACGCGACTGTTCTCCGCGACCGACACCTCGGTGGCCGTCGAGTTGGAGGTGCCGCCCAGGTTGGCCTCCTGGTCCCCCACCACGCGCATGATGTCGGTGAAGGCGTGCTCAACGTCGTAGAGATCGGCCTGGATCGGAGACACTGGTTTCGGCACGAGCACCTTGCTGATGTCGTCGGCCTTGGTCAGGTTCGACTCGATCATCTCGTGATCGGCGTGCGTGGAGAACGCGATCTTCGTTGCTTCGTCGAACACGCCCTTGGCGGCAACTGTCGCGGGCCGGTTCGCCTGGCGATGGACGCGCAGGCCTTCGCGGCCCCGGTTGTAGTCGATCTGCATCGAGCGCACCAGCTCCACGTCCGACGGCGGATACACCGTCTCGGGATCTTCCGTGTCGTTGAAGTAGAGCGCGTAGTAGGGGTGAAACTGTTGCAGCTTGACGTTGGGCTCGCCTGGCTCCTTGAGATAGTCGGGGTATCCGGCGCAGAGCGTGAAGCACACTTGGCCGTTGATGTCATACACCTCGTAAACCGCGCACAGCTTGTCGCGATTCTTGCGCTTGTCGCCCCTTTGCCCGTGCGGGGTGTGCGCGCTGTAGGACTTGCTCACGTCGATCTTGTAGATTTTCTGAACCTGCTTCGGCGTGAACACGTATTTCTCCGCGATCCACTCCGCGCCGACGAAGCCCTTCAGCTGCGTCACGTTGGTGTCGGGAATGAGCGCCCATGCCTTCGGGAACGAGAACATGACGCCCTCGCGCGCAACCATCTCCTTCTGCTTTTGCAGCGCCTCCAGCTGGAGCTTCAGCTCCTCGGCCTCGGAGCTGTCGGTGCGGAATTCTTTGTCCGCCAGGTCGTCGGCCATGACCTGGATGCCAGCCAGCCGGTCAGAAGCGTCCTTGATGCGCGCGTCCACGTCGGCCGAGTCGTATTGCATGAGCCGCTGATAGCCCAGCTTCACGTAGCCCACCTTGCACGTCAGCGCGCGGCGCACGAGCTGCTTCGCCTGCGTCTTGAATTTCGGGATCGGCTCGTCGAGGCTGTATTGCGCCACGATCTCCAGCGTCTGCCCCATCTTTTCGTAGAGCTTCTTCTTGTTCGTGGCCTCGGTCGCCTCGGCGATAACAGTCATCGCCGTCTGCGGGTCCGGCAGACCCTGCGTCGCCGCCATCATCATCTCCGGCGAGCCGTCCCACACGTTGTAATAGATTTTCGGCCGCCGGATGGCGCGCACGCGCGGATTCTTCGCGTAGATCGAGGAGACGCGCTGGTTGATGTGGCGCAGCGTGATGTTGGCGTTGTAGCGGTCGTCCCACAGCTGTTTTTCGCTGGTCGTCGGTCGCTCACCTGGCCAGATCCGCCCGGCCGCGAACTCGCCCGACTCGCGCATCATGGCGAAGGTGCCTTTCCAGTGCTCCTCCGCTTCCTCGATCTTCTCCATCCACTCCTTGACCAGCTCCTCGCGCTGGCGCGTCACGTCCGGCTTGTCGCGCGGGATCACCTTCGCCGCGTCCGTGAGCGGGACGCTGCCAGGCGGGGCAGCTTGCGGATCTTGTGCGCCGGGATCGTCGCTCACATGCCACCCATCGCGCGCAGTCGTGCCTCGCGCGCCTTTTGCTTGTCATACGCCCACCTCGTCCACGCGAGCGTGCCCACTTTCGGGAATTTCACGACGTTGCTGGCTCCGGTCGAGGCCTTGATCTGCCCTTCGAGCGCCTGCCCGATGAGCGAGAGCATGTCGGCGAAGTCGTCCTCCTTGTCGTTGCCGGTGCCGGTGAACTTCAACAGCTGTTCCTTCGCGGCGGACCACCACGGCGCGAATTCGGGGAAATGCACGCGGCCCTGCGCCATCCGGCCGCGAATCGAGAGCGCGCGCATCCCCTTGTTGCCGCTCACGGGGAGCCGCGTGATGGGGAAATAGGCCTTGCGCCCGGCCGCCAGCTCCTCCTGCATCCGCTTCTCCAGAAACGGCCCGATAGCCTTGTCGAGCTGGCCCTTTTCAAACCACGCGTCCATGATTTGATGGCGACAGCCGTAGTCGATGATCGTGTTCACCGATTCGTCGGACGCTTTGCGGTCCCAATACAGCTCCGGGTGCAGCCACAGGTCGTCGTTCTCGTCGAGACCCCAAATTCCGACGCAGGATTTGTCCGCGTAGCGGTCCGGCGAGAGCGCCAGGTCGCCCGTGAGATACATCCGCGCCCGTTTCGGGAACTGCGCGGCGGAATTGTAGGTGTGCAGCATGTAGGCCTTGTAAAAAGCGCCCTCGGGCGGCGTCGGGCGGCCCATGTAGAGCGCCGAGTAGCCGGTCGGGTCCATCGCCTTCGCCGTGTGCAAGAGCGTGAGCGGAAAACGCTCCGGCCACAGCGCGTCGCCCACGTTTTTCCCCAGCGCCTTCGCCATTTCCTCCTGGTCGATCTCCGCCGGGACGTTGATGACGGTCCACTGCTTCGCCACATCCTCCTTGTAGAACGGATTTTTCGGGTCGGTGAGCCGTGCGATCAGGTCGTCGTCGCTCCAGCGCGTCGCGATGATGATTTGCCAGGTCATGACGTGACAGCGCGCATTCGCCACGCGGTTGAACCACTCCCACACGTCATCGCGATTCGTTTTCGAGCCCGCTTCCTTCGCGTCCTTGATCGGATCGTCGATCAGGAACCCGTCCGCCGGGCGGCCGGAGCCGGACCCCTCGCGGCCCAGGAAGGAATTCTTGCCATTGTGCGAGGTGACGAAGTGATCCTTCGCCTTCGAGCCCATCCGCAGCTGCACGTTGTAAACGCGCTGGAATTCCTGGCTCAGAATGATGGCGCGCACGTCGTCGCCATACTCGGCGGCGAAGGTCGCGTTGTAGGTGCCCATCAGCAAGTGCTTCCACGGGTAGCGCCCGATGTGCGCGGCCATGAAATGCTTCGCGATGGTGCTCTTTCCGAACTGCGGCGGGATCGACAGGATCAACCGGAGGTTGCGGCCTTCGAGCACCTCCTGAAACGCGTCTGCGATCAGCCGGTGATGCACGTTCACCTGGTAGCGCGAGCGAGCCGGATCGTAGTAGGCCGCCGGATCTCTCATGCAGTATTGCGCCTGCTTCAGAATGTCGCCGCGCGCCTCCTTCGGCATGACGTGCATGAAGCGGCCGTAGTTGAGCAGCTCCTGCGCGCCCTCCTCGCCGCCGAGCGCCTCGATCAGCTCGTCGGGGGAGAGCCCCTCCAGCGCGGGGATGTCGATGGCGGCAGGATCGAACATTTACTTCGTCGGCTCCGGCTTCTTGATCGAGCGGAAGAGATTCGCCCACGAACCACCGGGGCACACCTCGCCGGGCGAAGCCTGCGGCGTGTAGACGCCGCCCATGGCGTCGCACAGGCGCTGACCGTTGCCGGTCAGGCTCGCGCCCACGCTCACCACAGTCATCACAGCCAACACCACTCCGATTACCACGGGCACCACTGGCTCTGCCATGATTGCCTCCTTCGGTTAATCCGGCGCAGTCGGCGAGAGCCGGATGTGCTCCAGCTTGCTCCCGGTCTCGCAGTGATAGCTCGTCTTCACCTCGCGCACGTAGGTGCATTCGCCTTCGACCTTCATGCCGCTGCATGCGATGAGCATGAGCGCGAAGGTGGCGAGCAGCGCGAGCGCGAGCCAGCGCATCACAATTCCGCGCTTACTTGTAGGCCTGATGCCGTAGTTACGCCGTTCATCGTGACCGGTCTCCCCGGAGTCATCGTCGCTCCAGTCGTCGATACCCTCACGCACAGCCAGTCCGGCGAACTTTCATTCAAGACAATCGCAAGGAAAGGTTCCGCCACCGCAACGTCGTTCAGTTGTATGCCGCCCGCTGTAATCATGTTCAGCGTTGGCGTTGCCCGCATAGGCACGCGCAAGGCGGTATACAGTTGAGCACCATTACCGGCCGTCACACGTCCAGCCAGCCAAGGCACGGCCCCTGTGAAACCGAAAGTCTGGAAATACCGCTGGCATAGCGCAAGCTCGTCCGCGAACAGGCGACGGTCGGGGCCGAAATCCACGGAGCCGCGATACAGCCGGAAGTTTCTGAGGTTGATCGTGTGGCCCGGAGTCGCCATAAAATTTGTTGCGCCGGGGACGCTTATAAGGTTACCAGCGGTCCACACGTTAGGCGCAAGTGCTGCCGTGTCCGCGCTTGCTCCCAAGACGATGGAAACATACATGCCGTTCAGATTGTTCGTGAGCCACACTCCGGCAGTATCGCCGGGGATAGTCACCACTTTTTGTTCTCGGACATTTGGCGCATTGATCGTGACCGGAGCGATGTAGGAGCGAACCAGCGCGCTGTTGCGAATCGCAAGCGGCAGCACGCCCGCCAAAGTCGATTGCACTTCAAACGCAATCGTGATCGGCTGCGCGTTCACCGTGCCCCACGCCAAGTCAGCGCAGTTAATGCCCTCGACATTTTGCGACACTACAAACACGGAAGTTGCTGGAAGCGCCGATGCAATTGACACTGCCGTTACCATCCGGAATTCGCCGGGGAACGTGGGGTCCGCTTCCCGCTGCAACACGAACGCTCCCGGCGCGGTCGCCTGTCCATACCAGCGGTCCATGCTGTAGTTGTTGCCCGTATTGACTACTCCGACTCCAGCGCCATTCGTCCTCTGGTCTATCGCCATCTTCCCGTTGATGATCCGGTTGCTGATATTCGGCACCTCGCTCAGTTCGACGTAGCGGAGGTCCGCTTCCGCCTGCGAGATGAACGCGCCCGGTCCGGCGAGCAGGAACCACGCCGTGCCGTTCCAGCGGAAGGTGACGCCCGCGACCGGGTTGAAGGTCTGGCCGACGGCGGGATTGGGTGGAAACTGGAACATGATTATTTCCTAGTTTTGAATTTCGGTTAGCACCCACTGCATCTTGAACGCTCCGACTATAGTGCCCGCGTTGTTCACGCGCCCGCGCAAGACAAACTGCCGCGCCGTCAACACGGCGTTGCTCACAGCGGCAGCAATCGCAGCGGGCACGATGTTCGTAATGGCAGGCACTGGCGACGGTTGATTCGCCTGCACAATTTCACCGGCTCCAATGTCAAGGCTGCTCGTAAAATCGAACAGGCGAAAAGTTGAAAACGTAGGCGTTCCCGCTATGCCAATATGCTGCGCTTCAAAAGTCACTTGCACCAGAATTTTGCTGCTCGCGCTCTTGGGCACGATGGTCACCGCCACGCCATTCAAATTCAAGAGCGCCGTGGACGAATGCGAGTTGCCTGCATCCGTGACCGTTACCACTTGCAACACCTGACCGGAGAGGAATGGCAGCGTCGGCAGTTGTGCGAGCGGCACCTTGGTCCCGGCATCTAGCGATGCCACGCCATTCGCCGCGCCGCGCATCGACATTGGAATGAAGTCGCCCCCGGCAGCGGCGAGCGCGACGAACGTGAAGGTGAGATCCGGGTTCTGGTAGCGCATGTAATAGCCGCCGGTATCAGACTCATACCAGGGGATGCCCTGCGTCAGGCCCACGGGCTCCGCGTCCTGCACGAAGATCGCACCGGCCCCCAGCGTCGGCAGCTGTGACAGCGGCACGATTCCGCCGGGATCGAGCGTCGCCACGCCCAGCGGCTGAGCCTTCTGCGAGAGCGGGATGTAGGTTGCGGCGGCAACAGCCGGGGGCAGGTAGATCCCGCTCAAGTCCGGCAGCTGCGCGACCGGCACCTTCACAGTCGCATCGAGTGTGGCGACGCCGTTCGCAGCAGCCTTCTGCGTGAGCGGAATCGCACCGGCCTGGACGGCCGCCGTGGCCGCTGCCGCGTCCGCCGCGACCTCCGTGAGGGCCGCCTGCACGTTGGTCGAGCTGATGGTGCCGTTCGGCGCGTAGGTGACGAGCGCGGCCTGGTTCACGGCCGCGATGGAGGTGAGGCCGATCAGCACCCACTTCCCGGCCCCGAGATCCACGGCGAACACCCCGGCGACGTGCTGTATCACGCACAGGTAGGCGTCCACGCCGAAGCTGACGGCATCGCCGGGGATGTAGCTGTGCCCGGTCGTCCAGGGCTCGACCTTGTTGGCGGGGTTGTCGCCTACCGCGATCAGCGCGCGCAGCTCCGTTTCTAGCTGGTCGATGCCGACGCTCTCGTTCGCCAGCTCACCGTCATCGCGCTGGATCAACGCGATGTTCGTGCAGAGCGCATCCACCGTCGTCTCGATGGCGTTCAGCTCTGCATCGTGGTCGGAAGGGTTGTAGGGCGCGGACGGGTGCGCCAGGGCGTAGTTGGTGAAGTTCGCGAGCCGGTTATAGGGAGGTGGTTGGGACATTCCGGCTTTCCCCGATGTAAACGGTAAATGTCTGGCTTACTTCGGGGGCATTCTGGTCCTATCGAACAGCTGTTGTCAATTTCTGTGCCAGGTAGACCGTGGTCACGCGAATCGCCTCGTCGATGGAGTAGACGAAGACGCCGTTGTAGTCCAAGCGGCGCACCTCGGTCAGGAAGGCGAGCTGCTCCGTCGTCGGGCGGCCCTTCCTGCTCTTGAATTCCATCACCAGGCCGTGGAACGGCCCTTTGGGCACGAGGAGAAACACGTCGGAGGTTCCGGCGCGCACGCCCTCGGCCTTGAGCTTCCCGGCGACGCCTTTCTTTCGCAGGCCGCCGTTGGGCACGGCGAAGCACAGCTGCACCGGGATGCGGCACTGCTTGGCGAACAAGTCCCACCACTCGAAATACGCGGCCTGGATCTGATGCTCGCTGGGATCAATGCTTCTTGACAATCGGCGGCTCCCACAGCGAGCGCAACTGTTTCGAGCGATGGCAGACCTGGCAGTGCCAGCACACCGTGGCCGGTTGCCACATCATCAGCCTGCCGCAGCAGCTGGGATGCTCGCGCTTATTGCAGCCCAGCTCGCGCTCGCGCTCACTCACCGCCATTGCGCGGCCTCCGGAATCGCAGCTCCGGGTCATGCACGACTCCTC